TGAATGCCGCCACTTGCGCTTTTGAGCTGTATGCCGCCGCAGTAACCGATACCCGTGATGCCTTGCCAATTGTTCGTAATCGTTGAATCTGAACCCCACAAACCCACATCCCATAGCGATGTACCCCAAACACCATAGGTTTGCGGGTTAAACGATAGTGCCGCCGTAGTGTCTTGAATGTCAAAATCAACGTTCATACCAACAAAGATTGCGGGTTGCCCGTTTGTAAAAATGCTAGGTCTTGCGCGGGTGAAATACTTTTTAACACCGCGAGAGCCGTAGTAATTGAACGCTTGCAAAGTGTTTGCAGGGATGTTGTTAGAGTTGTCTTGATAGTCTAACGTCCACGCTTTAGCTACAAACCCATTGCCTCCGAAGTAAGGGTCGTCGTTAAAGATTTCCCAACAGTTAGCATTCCAATTTGTAAAGTTGCACCACGATTTAGTGATGTTGTTCATCACATACTGCTGTTGCTGCGAACCTTCTGACACAGGTACATTGACAAACAACGCATTGTTTTTGCTGTTGTAAATGATCTGCCAACCGAAGTTGTTTTGATACGTCCTTGTCGCTTCAGCAAACGCGCCTTGAATCTTGTCTGACAATGCGATGCGCGGATCAAGTCTTGAGCTTTGAATTGCCGACGCTAGAGGGTACAAGCCGTCCAAAGTAAGAATCAGCAAGTCGCCTGCATACTTGAGCATACAACGCTTGCCAATCGGCGTTCCAAGCTTCCATACACCCATCAACGCCCACGTCGATGCAGATGCCGGATCAGTTCCACGGTAAGCAATGATTTCGCCGTTGCTAGTGATAAATACTAAGTTGTCGTCAGCACCGTAACCTGCGTCGATTGTCCATGTGCCGATTGAAACAAGATAGCCGCCATAGCGAGCAACTGAACTTAAGTCAATCTGTTCAGCAACACCTGCAATTGATGATGTTGGGAGATACCATGCAATGAGGGTGTTCTTTTGGATAAACCACACCCTGTTTTTAAACAGAGTCACATTATCAAGCGTTGTTGTTGTAATCCCCGTAATGGCAGGAGATGATGAGTTTGTAATTGCAGTCCAAGTTGTTCCGTTGTAGAGCAAAGGCGCATCAACGCCGTTCGCGCAATACATGAACGAGCCGCCCGGAGTAGAAACATTCACATACTCCCAACGAGAATTGCTAAGCCCTGAGACTACTGCTGCGCCAACAGCACCACCTGCGGTTACGTCATAGATTTTGCCGCCTGCAACTGCAAACAATTTTTCTACGTTGCCGCCTGAGTAGTTAAACAGGCTTTCCACTTGTCCTGAGATGCCGGTTGCATACTGCTGATAACCACCTCGCAGATTGACGCTAGAGACGGTGGGGAACATATTGGTAAGCTGAACCGCGTCGGTCGCTTCCATATTGGCAAGCGAATCCCGTGCGTTCCATCCACCAATAGGAGCAGGTAACGACGCTACCTGCGCCGCAGTCCCTTGAACCATCATGCGTTGACGTGCGCTGCGTGCCATCAGTTCGTACCGTATCCCGAATCGGGGATGTTGTCGTAACCGATAAGAACAGTACCCGGACGCGGTGCAAGCGACAGATTGGCAGACGACATATCAAGAGCTTTGGCAGCTTCTAGTTCAGTCATGTAGTTCCGCATCATTGCTGTAGTATCAAAGCCTTTAGCCTCGAAATACTTCAGCTTTGTAGCGTTGACTATTAGTCGATCAGGATAGATGCAGGTATCGGTGTCAACAGTAAACGAGTTCTTTGCAGTTCCGTTTGCTGCTGCTGCCCATGCTTTGCTGCGGTATTCAAAGCCTAGATATTCGCTTGTTGAAGTGCCGGGCCATATTTGAAAGTACGGGCCAAGCAAACGCCAACGAATACGCGGGCCGGTTGAGATGTAGCCCGACAACAACCATTCCCATTGCTGTGCATCTTCAGGCCCAAGCATTTCCCAATGTTTCGACTTATCCCAAGCAGTTCGCGGAACAAGACTTTCGTAGTCTGATGGGAGGCTATAACGAATTTTCTGAAAGTATGCCGTTGCAGCAATACCGTTAGCAGCAAAGTCTTGATTGACTGTTACCTGCGTTGATGAGTCTACAGAAACGATATAGGTATTTTGATTGATACCTGTGCCTTGCACTTGATAAGTTGTATCAAGTCCCGTAGTCGATGCCATCGTGATGGTTCGTGCTGCGGTAGTCCAAGTACCGGTCGTCGTGATGTATTCGGTGTAGTAAGTGTATTGCTTGGTCAGTTCGCGCCAAGCATGACGACGCAGGAATTCATAACCGTTTGCGTTCATCAACGCAAGGATTTGAATTACGTCCTGATTCGTATTACCCGCTACACTCGTTGGGGTTGCAACACCAAGCTCGTTAGTTACTTGTTGCACCAACTCCAACATCGTTGTCGTTGACATTTTCTTTCCTCGGTCTGCCGGGGCGACGTTGCTCTAAAAGCATCGCCATCTGTTCTTTCAGTTCTGCAAGCTGTGCGCGAGTTTCTTCCAACTCGCTACTCGAAACTTTTTGGTTCTTGTTCAACAAGTAATTCCGCGCACGTTCGCGCAGTCCTACGCCACCCATTCCGATACGTTGAAGCTGCGTATCACTTGCAGTTGCTACTTGCTCAACAGTCTGAAATTTGAGAATTTGCAACTCTGCAAGTTGATTGTCCGTCAGTTCTTCGGGACGATCTTGACACCAATCTTTGAGCGGCGTACCAATCACAGGCCCTTCACCGCTTTGCATCTGAAAGTGCAACCATTGGCGCGGGAATCGCTCTTTATGATGATCCCGCACGGGTTGGTCAATTACAGTCGTCTTATCACCCGGCACTAAAATCTTGATGAACGGTTGACCCTTGTAGGGGTCTTTTTCTGACGTGTAAAACTCGACATAGAGTTGCGCGTCGGCGTTGTTGATATCTGAATCAAGTGCCATTGTTTTCTCCTGTGGGGAAAAATTTATGCAGTAAGAACGGATGCCCAAGTAGTTGCGCTAGTAGCAAACAGAATGACAGTTTTAGCGGTTGCAACGCTCAAAGTTGATGCAGCAGCATTGATCGTCGATCCTGCTTTCGGGTAGACCGTGATGGTTTGTCCCGAATCATTACGAATGCCAACCATTGCACCCACTTCAGTCGGGGGCAAAATCACGCCCGTACCTGAAGATGAAGTCGTGATTGCGTTCCACACCGCCGACAGTTGAAGAGCGTCAGCAATTGTGCTGCCTACAGCAACAAGACCGGTTGCACCATCACCGCAGATTGAAACCGTTGACAGCGAAGAATTACCACTACCCAAAACACGCGAAGGGATAGCCATGATTACTCCTTAGATTTGCTGCCAACAACGCGAAGGTCACGCTGCGGCAAGTGGAAAAATGGTTCTTCAAAACGTACATTCTCAAAACCTGCTTCAACTAACATCGTGCCAATTTGCTGTTTTGAGTAGCACCAATGGTGACGCATCGTATCAGGTTCGGGAATTCCGAACAATGCACGTCCGATCAAATCGTCATTCCTGTGTCCCTGATTCCATAGCGCAATTACATTGTCAAGGCACGGCATTTCAAGCGACAACTGACCGCCCGGCTTTAGTACCCGCAACCACTCTAGCAACGTTTGTTTCGCTTTGGGTGTCGGAATATGCTCAAACAAATGAATCGCTGAAATCTCGTCGGCATGATCATCAGGCAGATCAAGTTTCGTTACATCCGAGATCAGGTCTTGATCGTCAATGCAATCGACGTTAACCCATCCGGGCCACGATCTGTCACCTGCCCCTAGATGGAGGCGAATACTGTGTCCCATTGCGCTCCAATCTGTTCCGGTGAGTAGTTCATTTGTATATACCGCTGCCCTTCTCGCACCAAGCCGTTCAATTCGTGCCTATAGGCTTGCGAGAACTGAAGCCCGCCCTTTAGCGGCCCAAGGTAACAAAAGTGTCTGAATTCCTTGTTCTTATCAATCTTACTGCCTATTACAAAGCAACCCGCCATGATTGCATTGATCAGCCGGTTCGCGCTTTTGTACGTCTCACCCTTGCTTGGCAGTAAAACAATGTTGCTTTCATGTAACAACTGTGTCTGTGCGCTCGTAGACCACGGCACGCACTCAATCTGATCATTCGGCCCGGTGCAGTACGTCATGTCGTACTGTTTAAGCATCTTCCGATACGGCAATATTTCTTGCAGATTGCTTTGATGCCCTAACCACAAATATTTGTTGCCGTCAGCATGGGGCTGTCCCCGCTGCTCCCATGAGTCGGGTATTACTTGAGCTTCTCTTTGAGTGTAGCTGCGGATTCTTCGAGCCATTTCCTGAGTCGGACACACAACTGCGTGAGCTTCTCGAGCCATTGCTTCATAAAGTTTCCCTAAGTTTGGGTGCTCAAAATGGTCGTCACATAAGTCAACTACAGTCTTAGCACCCCTTGCATTAACTTGTCTTAAGACCTCAAGATCGTCAAGGTGCGGCTTGCAAAACACCGCCACGTCAGTCCCTAATACGTTAAGTCTTGATTCGTGCCCGCAATAGGCTGAAGGGAGCTGCGCTCTCAATCGGTAGGATGCCATCTCAGCACCGCCGCTGTGCATGAATGAAACTCTCATACTCGCTTTCCGAGGCGTTTGCGCTCGTCCATGATTGCTGCGATTAGACCGCCGCCATGCACATTGAAATGAATGTCAGGCAACGTCTTAAAGTATTCTTGAAATTCGTTTGCTTGCTGCGCCATTGCGCCATTAGACAAGAACCGTTTACCACCGACGATTACATCAATCGGTTCGTCTACGCCCTCGCCTGTAAATCGCTTAGTCTTGCCATCATCTGCTAGGCAAGAGTCAAAACCGTACATCTCAAACGTTCTGAAACCTAAAACATAGCTTACCGACACAGCACGCATTCCCGACGTAGTGCCACCGCCGACAAGAAACTTCTTGTTAAAGATGCTGCTGAAAGGTTCGTCGTTGTATTCCTCGTAGGCAAACGAGTGCCACAAAATGACTTTGTTTGCTTTCAGCGCGTCAAACATTGACGGATCGCACCGAGAAGCCACTAGATAGACCGTGTGCGCGTTTGCTTCGCTGAGCTGTGCGCTTCTATCGCGTGGATCAACACAGCACCATAGATCGGGCTGTATGCCGTTCTTGCACAGAAAATCATGCGCTGCCTTGACTGCAAAGATAGGACGACCGCGTTCGCGTTCTGCTCGTATATTCTCAATCTGAGACGGCATGGAAGGCCCACTGCCCACGATGACCATGTGACCATCGTGAGCAATGAGACTTGGTACTAGCTCCGGTAAACCCCGCGCAATCGCAGAGCGAATGTTAGACACAATGCCATCAGGCGTGCCTGCGGCTTTAACATTAACCTTTAATTGCGCGAGATTTTCCATTAGCCCGGCATTGCACCTGTGCCGATAACCGCGATGCCCGCAGCGATACAAGTAACTGCCGTGGCATTCGAGATCGTGCGGGTCGAAGTGCAGCCGATAACCAAACAACCGGAAATCGTTGCATCGTCCAACACGCCACCAGTCGCG